GGACGAGCATTCCCAACAGGATCATTCTCATTGGTTGCGCTCCCTGATTGATTTCTTGCGCGCTTCCATGACGCGCCGGACTTCCTCGCACGTCTCCCGTACAGTAACGAACTTGCCGTCGCTCATGTTGATCAGGCATCGAACGTCAGGCGTGAAATTCTTGTTGCCCGGCTCCGGCGAACGCATGTTGGTGATGGTGGCGATGTTAACATCGATCTCCACTCCGCTCGCAGAGTGAAGGATGATCATCACCAGCATGGATATCATGGCGGCGGTGCGCCCTCGATCGTTTCCAGCCTCGCCGCCAATTCTTTCACTGCGTTGACCAGCGCATAAATCAATTCGTTCGTATCCAGCACGCGCAGGTCGTTCACTTCCTCGCCGTCGATATAGCCGTGGATTTGCGTCACCATGCCCGGCAGCACGGCCTCCGCCTCTTGCGCAATCAGCCCGACAAATTCCCTGCCCGACACCGCGGCGTCATGATGGCCGGAATTCTCATATGGTGTGCTTTTGCCTGGTTCCGGTGCATCCGATGTGTTGTTGCCCTTGAACGTATAGCGCACAGGCGCAAGTTGCCGGACAGCATCCAGGCCGGCGGCGTAGTCGCCAATCACATTCTTGATGCGCTCATCCGATGTATCGATCCAGCCGCCGCCGCCTGGTTTGTAGCCCTGCGTCGATATCACAAGATTGCCGTCCGATCCCCAACGGTTGGCAATGCCGGTCGCCCCGATATAAATGCTGTTCTTGAACCGCCCACCGCCGGCCGCTTCAAACCATGCCATCGGCACGCCCGATATATGCACCGGCAACCCGCTGGCATCCTGGATGGCTCCCATGTAGACCGTCGGCCCGCCAGCCGAACGCAACGCCGTCGGCGCATTGGTAATGCCGGTTACATATTGCGCCGGGTCCATATTGTTGGCGACATAATCGATGGCGCCGAGAGTGCCGCTGCCGAGCTTCAGCAGGAAATAAGCCGGCTTTGAGAGCGGCGTGTTCGCCATCTGCCGCGAATTGGCGATGATGACATGCTCGATAGTTCCGCTGGTCAGATCGAGAACAATGTCCGACCCTAGACCGGCACCGTTCGCCGAATTGTTGGTAAACAGCATGCCGTCGATCACGATCGACTTGCGCAGGCTACCGCCGACGATATGAAACCCGTGACCGCCGGCACGGTCGCAGGAGCCATTGATGAATGTCACGTCCTGCGCGCCGCTGTCGATGTAGATATTGTCGAGCGTGTTGGAATAAATGTAGCAGGCGCTGAACTCGGACGCGAAGCCGGAATAGTAAATGCCGTAATTGTTCGTGACCGCGAATTCGCTGTTCGACGCACGCCAGTCGCCGCCCTTCACCGCAAAGCCGTAGGTATTGTAGCGGGCCGCAACGTCATCCAGCAGGCCGGCATTGCGGTTGATACCGGCGTAAATGGCCCAGCCCTTCATTCCGGTAATGCCCATACTGCGCAAGGCAACGCCGGTGCCGTAGTTCAGGCCGTCGCCCGTCATCACCGGCCCGTCCGGCATGTCGACGCCGTTGCCGGTCGCCCCCGACTGGTTGGCCCCGTTGCCGTCGATCAGGAAATACGACATCGACGGAATAGTGAACGGGTGGATCGGATCGGTCGGGATCGGCGGTGCCGTATAGGGAACGACAAAGACGCTGCTGTTGGCGTTGGTGCGCAGCTTGACGCGGGTTTCGGTCGATCCCGAGCCTTCGATGTCATGCGTCCAGTGCAGCTGATGGTTGCCGTCGGTGTCGTACTGCTTCGACAACAGCACGCATTTGCTGCCGGTCAGAACAGCATAGTCGAGCATGGCGTTGATTGCCGCGGTCGAATTGACCGGCGAAGCACCGCCGCCGAAATGTTCCGGCAGCACCGGGTTGGCGCGCAGTTCCCACCAACTGCCGTCTAGGCTCTGGAAATGCCACGCCTTGACCGTACCCGGCGCGCCGATCTTGACATACTGCCCGCCTCCCTGGTCGCCCGCGGCGCTATAGCCGGCGAGATTGATTGCCAGCGCCGCCGTCGGAATGCTCGCCGCCACCGCCGCCGCTCGCGTTGCATACGGCAGCACGGTGGCGCCGGCGCCGCTGACCGGTGTCGGCCCGGCCCAGTCGCCCGACGTGTTGGATCGCTTTACCCATAGCTGGAATGGCGTGACATCAGTCTGCAGATAAATGAACCCCTGTGCCGCGGCGTCGTGCGCTGCCCGTTGCGCCAATGTGCCGGATGCATTTGGCTGGATGCCGCTGCCAGGAGGGCCGGCAGGCCCGGCCGGGCCTTGCGGCCCGAGCGGTCGCGCGACAACGATGGCCGGTCGTCCTGCGGTGATGGCGGTGGGCATGGCGATTACTCCTTAGGGATAGCGGCCGGCGTGAACAATCAGCGGCCCGCGGAACAGTTCGGAAACCGCCGTGCCGGGGATAGTCCAGTTGAAAAAATAGTCCCAATGCTCGGCCGGGGTTTTCGATACCAGCAGGGTCGTTCCGACCACCGCCTGCGGCATGTAGAGGGTTATCAGCCCGGCTGTGCCGTCGTTGATAACGATGCCGGCACCGTCAGAACCCGTGCCCGTGGTCAGTTTCTTGATGATCGCCGAGTGATCGAACCTGGGCCGGATAACGAATTCGAGGATCGGCGACGTGCCAAGATCAATCGGGCTTTCGCTGCCGTCCACATTGAGCCGCGTTAATTGCAGCGGCAGGTTGAAATCCTCGTTGGCGTTGGCCTCGATCCGAAAGATCGAGCTTGCATGCTCATACACCAGATCGGGCAGCATCGGCGTCACCGTGGCCGGCACCGGCGGCGCCAGCGGATAGATCGCCGGCGGGTTGTAGGTGTTGACGTTGTATCGCACCTTGCTCGGCGCCCGCTTCATAGTCATCGGTTATCCTCCCGGCGGCAGGTCGTCGGTGAACGGCGCCGCCTCTTCGAACTGCAGAATAGGCGAAGCGTATTTCATTGCCTCTAGGGACTGCATGGCTTCCTGGCCCTGGTCGTCACTCAGCAGCCGCATTTCGCAAACCGGCGTGGCAAAATCGACAATCGTCCCGGTTGTCGCCGCAAACCGCAACCAGGGCCAGATGTTCACGCCGTAAATGCCGAAACCATAATCGGTCACGTTCTGGATTTCATACATGCGCGCATGGATTGAAAAACGATTGCCGGGTTGCGGCGCATCGCCCGAGGTAATCCGGATGGCAATGCCGGTCGCAGCCTGCAACGCCGCATCATAGACGGTCGCTGTTATCAGCGTGTCGTTGATGCCGGCTGCGTCGGCGTATGGCGAACCATCCAGCGCCCGCGTCCGAACATATTTCGGCGTGAAGCGTCGGCCATACTGATCGGTGCGCCAAGGTGCGTAGCGGTTCTCATAGGCCGGCAAGGCAATCGTGCCGCTTCGTCCGCGCAGGGCGCCTAGCATCGCCCGCATCGCCATCATCTGTTGGCGGGTTCGCAGCGGCACTGAATAGCGCGCCTGCCATCGATCGATCATCTGCGGCACCACCTGCTCGAAACCGCTTATGGACGGCCCACCCGACAGCGAGCGCAGCACCTGCCCAAACCCGCCATTGTTCGGCTTCAATAAAACAGGCCAGGCGATCATGCTACAATTCCCTCGATCACGGTCCAGTCGCTCGATCGCGTGCCGACCTTCCACGCCACCCGGATGTCGTAGCTGTTGCCGGCCGGCACCATCATGCTGATGGCTTGCAGGTTCGAGGTCTGAACAACGGCGTCGAGCCAGCCGCCATCATCAGCGCTTGTCAGCTTGAACTGCGCCTTGGCAGTGGCCTCGCTGCGATCGCCAGCGTCCCACCCCAGCACCAGGTTGATCGGATCGCCGATCGTGCGCACATCCTGCCGACCCTGCACGCCGCTGCTGGCCACCAGGCCGGTCGGCGCAGCTATGGCCGCCATCGCTTCGCCTTCGTCGGGGATCAGTGGCGGGTCGCCTTCCTCGGTGGCAGGATCCCAGTCATAGGCCGCCTGCTCGAAACCCGACACCGCGATGGTGCAGGTGCCGGCCCCGGTATCGATCGCAAAGTCGACAATTTCGAACGTGTCGTCGATGTCCAGTTCGTCGATCACCAGCCGCACGAACCGTTCGTTGTAGGCATTTAACCCATAGAGGTCGGTGACGATGCGGCCCTGCCATTCCGGGTTGGCGCGGTGCATCGCAATTTTCATCAGCCGCCGCACCTGCGGATGCGAGGTCACCCAGAATAATTGCAGGTTGGTGGTGATCACCTGGCCGCGTTCCGAGATGTCGTCCTCGTCGCGCCACGCCATCGCGTCGGTGGTCTGGTAATCGTTTGGCGGCGAGGTGTATTGCGCGCCGATTTCATTGACGGTGGTAAAGGCGTTGTCCCCCTTGCGAAATCCGTCATAGCCGAGGATGTGATCGCCGCCGATCACCACACTAGGCGCCACTGTCTTGCCGACGCGAACCCCGATCGCGCCGTCGGCGCGCTGATAGGTCTGCCCGTCGCAGGTGGCGAAGATGGCGCCCAGCACATCCTTCGGCGCCGAGTTCGGCAGATCGTAGCCGCCGCTGGCAAGGTAGCGCGGCTCGGTGCCGCCGGCCTTGAGCGGCACCGCTTCCTCGCAGATGTTGGCGGCCGGTATCCAGTCCTCGGCGATCGCGGCCGGCGTGAACAGCACGTCATCGAGATGCGCCAGGCTCATCGCATCGGCGTGACGGTGATAGTCCAGCGCGATCAGCACCGGGTTGGCCGAGAACGTCCAGCTGGCAGCATTGTCCTTGTCTTGGCCCGGTTGCCGCGGATCCCAGACCCGCGAAGCGCGTATCACCACCCGCAGCGCCGGCGGCTGCGCACCGGGGAATACCGCGGTGAACATCTCGGCTTCCGGCTCGAAATAGGTCATCAGCCCCTTGGCGATGCCCCTACCCTGGTGCGAACCGTCCCAGATGTCTGGAAAATAGGTGTGCAGCCAGGCGAACCCGACATCGCTGTCGGTGCCGTTTTCCAGGAACACGTTGACATATCGGACGGTGCCAAAGAGGAAATAGTTGGTCACCGGGCCGCCGCCTGCCGACACCGGAGGATCCGTGATGCAGTTGATTTCGTTCAGCCAGACCTCCTCGAACGCATCGATCAGGCCATGGTTAATCGCCACTACCTGGTTCAGGTGAGTGGTTACGCTGCCGGATCCAGGCTTGGTTTCAACGAACACCAGCGAACCCGATATCTTGACGCGCCCATAATGCCGCTTGCGCGGTGGAACCGGTTGCTTGACGGTGACCTGGCCGTCGGACGGCGAGGGCAGGTCCGGTCCACCAGCCAGCGCATTGGCACCATAGGCGGCGCCCACCAGCACCCCAGTGCCGACAATGGCTGCGAGCGAGGTGCCGGCAATGGTAGTGCCGGCGAGGGTGCCGAACCCCGCAATGCCGCCGACCTCGGCCGCTCCCACCGAGGTCAGGATCAGCAGCCCAATGGTTTCCGCCATCTAGATCGTCCATGCCTGCACCAGCCGCGCCCGCCGCGTGCAGGACAGCCCGCCGCCTTGCGCCAGCACCACGAACCCGCGCGCTGTCACGATCGCCCCGGTGACCGGCCCGCCCGACATCGACACCAGCGCCACGTCGCCAGGCGCCGGCTGACGGGTTGGCTGTAACCCGGCACCGCGCGCCAGCCGCTTGATCAGCGGCAGCATGGCCGGCACGTCGGTCATCTGGCGGTAGCGCCCGCGCCAAGCTGCGGCCGGATCGGTGCCGCGCTTCAACGCAATCCAGTCGGCCAGGAACAGGCAGCAATCGAAGGTGCCGAGTTCGAACTGGCGCGCTGCCGCGCCCTGAAGGTAGCCGCTCAATAGTCCGGCCATCGCCTGCTCGCAAAAATCAGCATCGGGGTGCGCTCGCAGAACCGATCGCCAGGAAACCGCTTCTGCTGGTCGCGGTCGGAATAGAACCCGCCGGCCGGACGGTTGCGCCCGGTGTAGGGTGTTTCATGTGAAATCGACAGCGAGCGGCTGTCCGCGGTGCGCGTCACCTCAAGCGACGTCATCAGTCGCACCGCGATCGCGCAGGGTTGCCCCGACAGTTGCTGGCCCTCGAACGCCTGCAGGAAGATCGCCACCGGCTGGCCGACGAAATCGTCGGTTTCGCCGACCGCCACCGCGATCAGTTCGGGATCCACGCCGCTGACCACCAGCCGGCCTGATGGCGCCGTGCCGTTGAACGCGGTGGATAGTCCCTCGATCGATCCGAGTTCGCCCAGGCCCGACCAAGTCTGACCGTCGAGCGTCGTCAATGGCCCAAAGCCGGTCCACACCCGCTTGACACCGGAGACGAAATGAAACCGCACCAGGAACGCGCACGGCGCCTCGCGCCGACCGACTAGGGCTGCAATGTCCGTCGGCAGGCTCATGCGGCACGCATCATGTGCGAATTGATCGCCGCCACCGCGCGGCTTTCAATCGAGCGGTTGGTCGCCACCAGCGCCGCCTGGAGCCGTGCGATCGCCACCGGATCGGCGCCGGTGGCGTCAATGTTGTAGGTCGGCGCCACCGTCACGCCGCCGTTGCCCATCGTGCGCGCCACGCTGTTCGGGATCACCATGCCGCTGGAGTTCGGCACCATCAGTTCGGGACCGCGCTCGCCGACGATGTAGGGATGGTTGGCATTGACCGGCCCGCCCTCGGCGCGGAACAGGTTGCCGAACGCCGATACCGACTGGCCGGCGCCTGGCGTGAACAGGTTCATGATGGTGGAATTGATCGCCGCCCTGGCCAGGGTTTTCATCAGGCTGGAAACCACCTCGTTGAGTTTTTTTCCCTCTAGGATGGCATCGGCGAATGCCGTCGACAGCGCCGATCCGAATATCTGGCTGGCAGCGTTGATCTTGGCGATGCCATCGGCCGCCTTGGCATATTCCAGCCGCGCCCGGCCAGCCGCCTCGGCCGCTTCGTTCATACGTCTGGTCTGTTCGGCGGTGGCTGTGGCACCGTCGCGGGTGGCGATGGCGGTGAGTTCGGCCAGCACCTTCTGCCGTTCCTGCTCGCCGATGTTTTCCGCCACGGTTCGGGTATTGGCCTCGGTGGCAGCGGTATGCTTTTCGACACTCAGCGCAGCGCGTTCGAACGGATCATACCCGGCAGCGGCAGCGGCGACCTGCTTGTTCGGAACCACCGTGGTGCCGGCGCCTTTTTTTTCTGCTTCTGCCGCGCCGCCCAGTGGCATGATCAGCCGCTGCGGCTGGCCCGTGATCTTGCGCCAGATATTATAGATCCCCTCGATTTCGCGCCGGGTGTTTTCGAAGCCTTTTGCCAGGTCAGCCTTGATCCATTCAGCCGCCGACTTCATATAGCCATCAAATATCTTGGCCTGTTCGGCCAGCGTTTGCAGAGGCGGCGCCGCACCCGCAGCCGCCCGCTGCATTTGGTCAAAGGATCCGGCAGCTTTGTCCATTGACAGCGCCATGCCTTCGCTTTGGCCGGCCAGTTTACCTACCGCTATCTTGTCCACCCCGACCTGCGCGTCGTAGATCAACTGCGCAACCACCGTCCATGTTTGTTGCAGCGTCATGGTCTCGCGGTTGATGCCCTTCATGGCCTGCGGATTGGCGTCAAGCAATTGGGATAGAGAGTTTTTATCGCCGCGCTTCATCTCGGCCAGCAAGTCCGCCATGCGGCGCAGGCTTAGATTGGCTTCCTCGACCGTGGCGCCGCCCGCCCTGGCCGCTTCCTGAAATCCCCAGACCCCCTCTAGGCTCATGTCCAGGATGCGCGCCTGCTTATCCAACTCAATAAAGCGGTTGTAAAAGTCCTCCAGTGCCTTGGTCGCGGTTTCGATGCCCTTGCTGACGGCGGTGGAAAACAGATTACCGAGAAACGAGGCGTTAATCTGCGGGTTCATTCGCGAGAACTTGTTCTCGATATCGCCGACAGCCTTCTCGGCCATAATGCCGGCGCGCTGCATGTCCTTTTCAAACTTGGTCAGTTGCGCGGATAGCGCGACAACCAGTGCTGCGGTGTCTGCCATGTTTTTACTCTGCGCTGTATTTCTTGATGTTCTTGGTGATCTTGCGCCGCATGGCAGCGCGAATGCTTTTCTTCATCAGGCGATAACTTGGAAAAAAGAACGGCTGCGCCGGATTGCCCTGGGCACCGAACTCGACCGCGCGTGCGTAGTCGTATGGCGGCTTGCTGCCGTGCTGTACGGTTGTAGACGCCCCTCCCGCCCTGATCAAAACCACGGTTTCTTTCTTGCCCTGTTCCTGGCGCAGTGAGTGGGCCAGATTACTGGTGACCCCATGCGGCACCGCCGACCGCATCACGCCAAGCAGCGCGTCGGCTTGGCTGTGCAACTCGGCCACCGCGTCGTTGAAGATTTCGCGCTGCATGTCCACCGTCAGTTTCTTGAACGCCAGCACCGACTTGTTAGGCGCCATGCTGCGCCTCATGTTCAGCGGATGCTTCAATCATCGCGTCAAAATCGGCATCGGACGGTGCTTCGGGTTTTGGCTCTCCGCCGTGAACCTTGTTCCAGCCATCGACGCAAGCGGCAAACTGCCAGATCGAGCAGGCGTCCACTTGCGACGGCGTCATGCCTATTGCAGCACCGATGCCGTAGATGACACCGAACCGGATAAGGTTTCCTCCGTCGCCGTCTCCGGTTC